CCTGAGCAGGGATATGCTCCCTGAGTGCACGGTTCGTCCAGCGGCGTAGGTTCTGCGAGCCTTCCTCGTCCAGTTCCTGATCCCCCTCCTTTGTGGTAAGGACTCCCCCCATCGGGTTATCCTCTGTCCACTCAAGTTGATCGAGGGCACCGCGCTTTAACTTCGCCAACTCCTCCAGCGTGGTAATGCCGGAAAACGGGTTTGACCCCGTGGGTTGTGGCGCGAAAGCCCCTGCACGGGCTTCCTCCAGTTCAGCGTTTAACGCAGCGACTTCCCCAGCGTGGGCTTCCTCCTGCTCCTTGCGCTTTCGGACTTCCTTGCCGATGCGCTTGTTAAACTTTTCCTGTTGTTCAGGAGTTAATTCAGCAGTCGATTCAGCCTCCGCTTCTGTCGTTTCTTCTTCTTGGGAAAGAACGTCTTCACCCTCCTCCTTTTCCTCGACATCCGCCGGGGGGTCATCAGGTGATTCACTCTCCTCCTTTAGTTCTTCCGGTTGAGGTTCCGGCTCGTCGTCGCCTGCGAGGCTTTCCTTTAGCAATTCAGCCAAGGCTATCTCGTCCATTGGTTCCAACGGTTCCACGGTTTTTACAGGGCTTTCCGTTTGCCCCTCGTTTGTGTCTGCCATGCGGTTTTAGGGAGCCTGCAAGTTGCTCCGGTTAATCAGCGTTTAATCATTCAAGGCAACGAGTTACGCAGAAACTGCTGCCGTTAATAATTAGATGAATTTGAAGGGCACAAAAAAACGCCCCGCTTCCCAGCGGGGCGTAGTTGGGTTCAGTTGGGACTACTTGGACTCTATTTCCTGTTCAGGATTGCCTGTTCTCGCAGGAAATTAAGGTGGCTCCTGAACTCTGCAAGGGATGCAGCTTTGCCTGCCTGATACTGGCGTTGTTCATTGGTCAGGTCAGCCGCCAGTGCCGTGTCGCACTCCACCTCCTGTATGAAGGCAAGTTGCTTTAGCACTTCATCCCAAAGTTCATTGCGTCCCTCCCATTGGAAGGCAGTCCAGTTCACTTCGTCGCTCATCCCATTGACATTGGTTTGGTGCCGATGCGTCCCACCTGCTTGTTCTGTTGTTGCATGATTCCCATTTGAAGATTTTGCTGATAGCGTTTCATTAGCTCGCCAAACATCTCGTCTGCCTGCAAGGCTTCACCTACCTTGGGGTTATTGGTGGCTATCTCTTGCGCCATCTTGAGCTTGGTGCTTGCCGCCGGATCGTTGCTGGCATCTGCGTAACTGGCTTCAAAGCCAAGGAGCATCTGGGCGATGTCCCGTTTCACATCGTTATACATCTTCTGCGATGCCGCTGCCTCGTCCACCAGCAGTTCATCGGCTGATTCAGGGGCTACTGCCCGTAACGCCTTGTCCACCAGCTTTACACGGTCTATCCGTCCGGCTGCGTCAAGGGTTCCAGCGATGGTTGCGATAGCGTCGAGCTTCTGCTTCACCAGGTCACTGTCCAGTTCCGCTACGTTAAACTTCAGGATGAAGTCAAACTGGTGGGCATCATGGCTGATTGCCTGTGCCGCTTGTGCGCTCGTTACCCGCACCAGTTCGTCCAGTGAATAGTACTGGATGCACAAGCGGAACACCTGACGGTACACCTCTGTCCATCCCCTTAACCACTGGTTCACCATGCGTTGCTGCTTCATCTGGGTAACAGCAGGCGGGATGCCCTTGTTGGGGCGTCCAAAGTATTCGTCCGCCTGCAAGCCTACCGCTTCTATCAGGCCAAAGGCAGTCGTGGGGGGACGACTGGGTGGTTGCAGGAACTGGTAGTCTCCGGGCTTCGTCACGGGCAACTGTACCGCTGGGCCAATCTTGTTACTCATGCCCAGACGTTTGCTCACCTGTATGGGTGGGAGTGTCTCAAAGCTCGTTGAGTCAAATACACTGTCCCGTTGTGCCTTGAGTTCCTGCTGCCATGTCTTGGCAATCTCGGATACACCACGCGACTCAGTGATGCGCCTTGCCACGTGTTCACGCTTGAACAGGACGAAGGGGTACTGGTTGTGCGCGTAATCCAGCATCTCATGCTTGGCGTACCCGTCATCACCAGACAACGTGGGGCACATGATGGTGTACCAGATTCCGGGGACTCCATCGGAGTCGAGTTGACGTGTGTATGCCCATACTATCTCCACCAGGTTATCCCTGCGCTCCACGGAGTTGCTGGAGAGTGCGCTGACGGCTTGGCTGATGTCATTGTAGCTGATTGATTTACCCTTGGTCTTTAGTGCGGCTTCCACGAACTTGGTGTCCCAGCCTTCGTCTGTCACCTTGCTCCGTAGCTCCACTTCGGTCAGGAAATGGCGACGGTAAATCACCCGTGCTTTCTGGAGGTCGATTGTTTCGGGTGGGAACAGGATGTCGTCATAAGGTTTTAAGGCGACAATGGATGCCTGGTTGGAACATAGGTAGGGGACAGGGAAGGTTGTTCGCCCTGTCTCACGCAGTTCCTTCACCAGTTTACGGGCGGGACGTTTCTTTAACCCCGGTACATTGTCTATCAGGATGTCCGCTACATCACTTTCACGGGCAGGTTCATTAATCATTCCGGGTAATGACGCCAGTAATGTCTCCGGGCCAGCCTGCTGGGACATGGCAACCACGTCTTCCATCGTGAACTCCTGTGTCTTCAGGGCACTCTGCTGATCCCAACCGACAAAGGCTGCTGACCAGCCGTAGCCCACCATGTATTGCGCGAGCATCTCTGACTCGGCAGTTAAGGCGTTGTGCAGCTTGTTCTTCACCCAGTTCACCAGTGTCGTGGCTGCGGCTGCGGGTTCAGTGTCGTTAAGCTCCACGCCTGATACCGAGAGGGATGCGCGTTGCTGCGCGATACTCAGCATGTCCACGCAGTCGTTGATGATCGAGTCGGCCAATGGAATGCGCGTGTCAGACGCACCATCCCACGGGAAGGCTTGGGAGCCTTCAGCCATGTACTCGTCATGTTTCTTGCCATCATCAGACTGCCCACTCCAGCGCATGTAGCGGGTGTTGTCCGCGTCACTGGTGCGCTCGATGGTGAAGCCGTCGTTCATGCTTCGCCGGAACTCTGATATGAGTTCTGGTATGTCCGGTGTGGTCGTGTGTTTAGCTAGTGCATCTTCCATTGTTGTCCTCCTTTAATCCTAAATGTTCCACTAAATCATCACGATAAAAGCGGTGCGTCGTGCCTCCCAGCAAAGTATAGACGCGCACAGCACCGTTCTTTCGTAACTTTTGTAAATACTTCTTACTCATCCCCGTCAGGTCAGATGCCTGTGAGACTGTCAGTAATGGTGGGTAGCCTTGGGTTAGCATTGGCCGTTGCTTAAATCTATGCCTCTCTTGGCTATTGAATCCTCCAGCTTTCTCCTGAACACCTTGCCTACCCCACGGTATTTCATAATTCCATCCAGTCCATCAGTGTTTACTGCCTTGCAGATGTCCTCGATGGATACCCAGTTCTCCACATGCCGATGCGGACGCTCCTTGCAGACCTCCTGTATCGCAAGTTTCAGTTTGCCGTTCTTGGGTTTCACCATCTTGCTCCAGCGGGTCAGGCAGTAGACTCCCGCAGGGGTGATCTGATACCATGTGCCGCCGTTGAGGGCTTGTGTGGCAATGAGGTTGTTATGGAGCAGTCCGCATAGGGATTCATTTAATTTGTAAATGTCTATCCCTGTCCGGTTGGAAATACGGTCTATGTCCGGGCATAACTTGTATTTCTGTAGGAACTTCAGGATTACCTTGTCCTGTTCCCCCAGTGTCACCAGTTTCTCCCATTGCGGGGTGGGCATGGGAAGATTGGCGTTCTCCTCTTTTTTATGCAGCTTGAGTTGGAGGGCAGCCAGTTCATCAGCGTGGGCACTTTGGTGCGCCAGTTTCCATTTGTGCTGATCCTGATTTCTCGCGGCTTTCTCCTTCTTTAGTTCACGCTTTAATTTTTCAAAGTCCTTTTCAAATGTTTTACGAAGTTTGTCCCACACAACAATGCACTCGGCCAGTTGGGCGTCAGCTTCCTTCTTTTCCCGGTTGGCCTTTACGGCTACTTCCATCCAGTCTATTTCATTTATGTCCATAAATTAATAACTCCCTCCACCAACTGCTGCGAATGTCTCGTCGGCATGGTACATGGGTGCCGCCTGCATGACGTAGCGTAGGCAGTCGATTGGGTCTTTCCATGCGTTCTTGCCTCCTCCTGCCGGAGTGATTTCCTTCATACAATCTATCAGGTTGCCGCAGTCACTGGAAATATACAGGCGGGGTTCGTTGGCGGTTGTGATGGGTTCCTCCGTATCGTAGTCCAGTGCCTCATTGATGATCTCTATGCCCTCGTCAATGTGCTTGCCTGATGCTGGCTCAAATTCCTCCTCACGATCACCAAGGGCTTTGTTGCAGTAGTCTATCAGGGTGGCTTCGTCATCCACTCCCGGTGATGAAGCGGCTGCACGGGAGTCTATCAGGCGCATGAAGATTTTCTCGTCACCCTCTTGTCTCAGGTATTCCTTGACGTAACTCCCTGCACCCATGCCCTGCGAGTCTGCTGCTGGCCCCTTGGTGCCTCCGGGTTTGTCCCCCGGTAACGCCCATTCACCATACTCCTTCAGGGCAGGGGATTCGCGGTAAACATAAAACCTGCCATCAGGGGCTGCGCGAAGCCAGAGAGTGAACCATGACCGCCCGGTAGCAAAGTCCA